TACACGTGGTATTTTCGTAAGAGGCACTGGGTCGCAAACATTAGATGGTGATACATATACAGGAACACTAGGACAAAAACAAGGTCACGTTTTAGAGAATCATTTACATACATATTCAGATTCTCATTTTTACGATGATGCAAATTCGGGACAACCTAACGGTTCGACGGCTGCCGGTTGCTTAAGTGGCACACAATACCAAACACCGACAGGCGATTCGACGGGTATGAACGCTGATGAACAATTTCAAAATAGATTAACCAAAGGCACATTTTTATCAACTGCTACACAAGTTAATCAAGCAACGGCGCCCACATCGGGTGGATTAACAGGAACTGAAACATTCCCCGCAAATATCAGTTTTAATTATATAATTAAATATTGAGTGAATTAAAATATTAAAAATAATATCTAAATATAGTTATATAATTATGTCTGAACCGGTTATATGTCCTTACGTTCAACCAAAAAATGCATTATCTCGATGCATTGATAAAAACAATATTGTAGTAAAAATAGTAGCTAGATTACAAGCACTTCCAAATTTTAGAGAGTATAAAGACTCATTAGAAAACCTTTTATATGTTTGCGTTCTCGCCGAACATTTAGTAAAACCAAGTAAAAATAATAAAGATAAGATTGATAAGAAATTATTAGTATTAGAAATATTTGAAAAAGCCTATGGGGCATCAAATGTTAATAAAGAAGTTATAAGTGGTAACATCGACTTTTTACACGAAAATAAAAGAATTAAAAAAGTATCGATGGTGAATTATATTTGTGGGTCATTATCAGAGTGGTTTAATAGAAAGATTCTTTGAATACGAGAAAATATAATAGATTATTTTAAAAATAAATTTTATGATTTTATTTTAAAAAGAATGGGAATTAGAAGTAAATATAATATGATATTATTAAATATTACTTCAGTAGTTGAAACATTAATAATTACTAAAACTTCGGTTGCTATTGGGGTTAATAAACACTTGTTATTTTTACTTTACTTTTTATTGTTTGCTTAATTTAAAAAAAAGAAACTATTATATTTTTTTTTATTTTATCTTTTACTTCTTCTTCTTCTTTCTTTGGTTCTTCGGTATTATTGTTTTTTATAATCATATTACTTTCTTTAACCGGTTGTTCATACTTATTGAATTTCTTCTTCATATAATTATTCTTAACTCTAAATAAAATCTTATCTTTATTTTTTTGGTAATATTCTTTATAATAATCTGACATATAAAATAACCTAGAAAATAAAAAAAACTAAACTTAATTTTTAGTTAAACTTTTTAAAAATAATGAAAATAATATAAATAAAATTTCTAAATTATACTATATGGATAATTTAAGTAAAAAAAAGAAGGTTAAAAAACCAAAAATGGCAAGAAAACCAAGAACTAAAAAAGCAACTGATAGAAAGCCTACTCAACTAGTTAATGTCAATGTGACATCATCAGGCGGTGGCGGTTCTGGTGGTGCATCTATTCCTAGCGCTCAACCTTTATCGAATGCGTTTCTTAATCAATCAAGTCAAGCAGAAAGAGAAGCTAATAGAGGATTATTAAACAGACTAGACCAATTACTCAAGAAACAGGATGATATAAACCCATTAGTCAAATCATTAGAAAAGAAACCTGATAGTATAGAGATTAAAGAGGAGATTGTTCAAAAGTTAAATGATGAAGATGAAGCACAAGGGGAAGTGGTGGCTGGTTTAAATAATTCTATATTTGAAAGTATTAATAGTAGTTTAGAGGCTGAAAGAGTAGCATATGAAAGCCTTGGCGGTTTAACATCAGAAGGTGAAAAGGAACAGAAAAGAAGATTAAGAGACCAAATAAAAGAATTAGGAGGAAATGCAAGTAACGCAGAGAGTTTGCAATCATTGAAAAATAAATTGAGTTCTTTACAAAGTATGAAATTATAAATAAATATTAATTAGTTTAACTAATATTTAATTATCAACTGAATTTAACTGAATATTAAGCAGTTTATTAAGGATATTATTAATTAAAAATTTTTAACTAAGTATTATATTAATTAAATGCTTTATTTTTGGTTAATAACTAGTTAAAATAGCTTATAATTAATTTCTAGTTAATATTATTATAATATGTCGTGTTTTCAAAAGTTTTATAATTGGATTAATCATTTTTTTATTCCTAATATTCCAAACTCTGAAGAATCAATAATTAGGGATTTGAAAACTATAGGAATTATTGAAAGTTAATTGAAGAATTTATTTTTAGTTAATATAAAATTATCTAGTTAATATTATATAAATGAATTTTTCTGATGATTTGAAAAAAGCCCGCGCCCATTTGTCCGATGGTTCTCTTAAGACTTATAATAGTTTATTAAAAAGTATTTACAAAAACTGCTTTGAAGCATCTATTAAAGAACCTAATATTAAGAACTTTGATAAAGTAAAAGATGTAATGAAATTTTTAGAAGATAAAAGTCCCTCAAGTCGTAAAACTTATTTAGCGTCGTTAGTTTGCTTAACTGATAATAATGAATATAAAAAAATGATGTCTGATGATATGCAAGTTTATAAAGATGAAGTAAATAAACAAGAATTAAATGAAAAACAAAAAGCATCAGATATTAGTGTTATGGAGATTAAGCAAGTATTAGACGACTTAAAAAAACATGCTGATTTAATCTACAAAAAAGACAAATTGAATATGAATGATATTCAACAAATAATGGATTATGTATTATTATGTTTAGTTAGTCCGATTTACAACCAACCTAGACGCGCACTCGATTATGTATTAATGAAATTTCGTGGAGATATTGACGAATCAAAAGATAATCAATTAGATATGAAAAAGAATAAACTTATTTTTAATGTTTATAAAACAAGTAAATTTCACCATCAACAAACATTAAATGTTAGTCCAGCATTAAAAAGAATATTAAGTAAATGGATTAAAATAATACCTGCTAATATTAATCATTTATTATTTAATAGTAAAGGTGAAGCATTAAGCGCGATAACACTTAATCAAAGAATGGTCAAGATATTTAAAGACCGTAAAATAAGCGTAAATCAAATGAGACATAGTTTCATGAGTGATAAATACTCAGATTTAATAAAAGTAGAAAAGGAGATGAGCAATGATTTAACCGCGATGGGTTCAAGTATAGCGCAAAGTAAAATTTATGTTAAACTATAGTTTCAGATGGTGTTTTAATAATAACATTTTTAAATAATCTTTTTTCTTTGATAATTTCTTTATTTTTTTCATAATATTCTTTCTTTTTTTCTAATATTGTTTCTTTATTTTTCTGATAGTATTCTTTCATTCTATCAGAAATTATTTCTTTATTTTCTATTAAATATTCTTGATGTGTTCTATTTGGTATATTATTATTCATAGTCGCGTTTAATTGTTCATATAATTCTCTTTCTTTTTTTCTTGCTTCTTCGCCGTTTGCACATGGTAGTTTATCTATTAATATCATTGACCAATTTGACCACCCGCCATTATTTCTAATTATTTGATATATTTTATAATTATGTTTTGGATTAGTTTCAACATTACAAGCCATTTTATGATTGGCTTTTCTTGATGTGAAATGAGCAGTAGAACCGACATAACAGTCTTTAATATTTAAATCATTACAAACGATTTTATAAAATGAGTATTTTGAATAATCTATATTATTCTTTGGCATTTTCCTATATAATATAGGTTAGAAATTAATTTATAATATTGTAAAATATTATAAAAAAATGAAATTTCTTAAGGTTTTTTTTAATTTAATTTATTCCATAGTCTAGGGGTGAGGATGGTTTTTTTTTGATATCGTTTTTAATCTGTTTTATTATTTCATCAGTTTTTTCTTCTTCTTCTCCGTCTTCAAAATTTACATCATCTTGAATTGGTTCTATTTGTTTAGTTGTAATTAGATGGTTCTTTAGTTCATTAATTTTGATATTGTAATAAATACCTTTTTTAGTTCTAGTTTTAATAATATATGTTTCATATTGTTTCAATTCAATAGCAAATTTAGTATTATTATATTCGTAATTAAAATTATTTGATTTTAAAAATGTTGTAAATTTACTATATAATTCTGCACCACCAATTAAAAATGTATCATCAAATTTAAATATTAAATCTTCATAAAATGATATAACGGGGCTTTTAGTTGCTTCTTTAATATTGTTGTATGCATTAGTTTTAGGTCTGTTATTTGTGAAGTCATAACCATCAATGGGGATTGACATTAATAAATCATAAAATATTTTATCGTATTCTTTTGATTCTATTTCTTTATTAAGTGCTGTAAAGTAATCATGGTTATTAGCTATTTTACTATTACATTCAAATATGACGAATCTTCTATCATTTTCTGATACTTTAACAGGGTTTTTATTATTAGATAAGAACACATATGAAATACAGTTAGTATTAGTGAATGATTCATACCCTTTCTTTTCAATTGTATTTACTTCATTTGTTATTGATGCTTTAATTTTATCTGATAGTTGAAAGGTATCTTTACCAGATGTTTCATTGATTACTATTAATACTTTATCTTGAATTAATCCATTAAATCGCCCAAATACTAAATCGATTGATTCTGTATTGACATAATATTTTTTACCTAATATAGAATTACCAAACCAGTTTAAAAAAGTATCTTTTCCAGCGCCTTCATTAGATTGTAATACTATTGATGTTCGTGTAATTTGTGTAGGCTTTTGAACTTTTTGGGCTAAGAACTTAATAAAATAATCATAACATAATTCATCATTACCACATAGATTTTTAATATGTTTATACATTAATGAATTACTAAAGAATAGATTTTTTTTAGTTGTTAGTTTATCGGCTTCAAACTGTGTAAATGTATTGTAAATGTTTTTAGGTGCTTCTAATTTAGGTAGGAAGTCAATTCTATCATATGTTTTAACTGTTTCATCTTTTAGCCAATCTGAAACGAATTGTTTTTTCATTATTTTTAATTCTCCTTTCTCGTCACAATATAGTTTCTCATAATGTAAATTTTCATAGACGCTTAAAAAATCGGTTTTCTTTCTTACTATTAATTCTTTATTGGTATCAATAGTAACATATGATATAGGATTTAATAACTTAAAATTAGTTTTTTCGAATCTAAATTTAACAGCATCATAACCATTTTCATTATCATCATCTTCTACTTGGTGGTCATCGAGAATACTTAAATAATCTTCGTTCATTTCCTTCATGATAAACTCAAGATTAAAACCGAATTTTTCATTTATTAATACTGATAATTCTTTTAATAGTTCAGGTTTATATAAACTTTTTGGAATCATTAAACCATCGGCACATAAAACGCATTCATTACTATTAATATAGTTGTTTTTATTACAATATTCATAAATGGTTTCTAAAATTTGGTTTTCGTATTCTTGTAAGTAATATGATAATGATGAACCGATTTTATATTGTTTATTGTTTTTTTCTTTATTCTTTTTTACTGCTTTATCGATATCTGGATTATGTAAAATAATTCTATGGCATATATGATTTAATTCTGTTTGTAATTTGACCACAAAGTCATCAGGAGTTTTATTTTTAATTTTATTATCTTCTACCCAATTTTCAAAAAGTCCTAAGTATAGAAGACGAATGAATAAGTTTTTGGCTGTGTCTTTTTCTACTCCATAATTACTTTTTATTCTTTCTAAATGTTGGGGGCGGTTTAATACGTAATCTTCTAAGTATTCACATGGAATATTATTTGATTTACAAACTTGATGTAATAATACAGGATGACAATTTACTACATCAATATCTACAAAGTGGTTTTTAGCTAATGTGTGTCTTAGTTGGCGTCTTATACTGAATAAGCCACAACCATTTAGGGGCATTACTCGCCCCCATTTCATACCTTTACTTTTATTATATTCTATTTTGGCTTTACCATTTTTGATTAATTTTTTATATTTTAATAATTGTTGTTTTTCGTTTGTATTATATGTTTTACATACGGGGTTATTAAAAGTATCAATTAGTAAGTCAGAAGTGATGAGTTTATCGAGTATTTGAATATCGACGGGCTCGTTAAGTGTTAAACTGTTAAGTTTAGAGTCTTTTGAAGATAATTTTAAATTAATTTGTGTCATATACTATATAATATAAATTAATTTTTAAATACATTTTTTAATTTTTTCTATTTAAAAAAAAGTAAAAAATCTAGAGTATTTTTTGTAATAATAAATCTTTTTTTTTATAATAATAATCTCGTGCGCGTTGTCTATGTTTTTCTATAAGTATTTCATCGGTCTTCATCTTGTTATAATACTTTTTTCTTATATTACATAGTAATTCCTTATTATCTGGATTATTTCTATATTCTTTTAATCGTTCGGCTTGTTTTGGTGTATAGCTACAATAAATTATTTCTGGTATTATTTCGGTCATATACTATATCCTACAAATTATTATTTAAATGATTTTTTTTAAATATATTATTTTTGAATATTTCCACTATATAATCGGGCGGGGCTTACCCGCGGGTGTAGGGTTGGTGTATTGTGTAGGGTGTAGGGGGTCATTTAAGTTCTTATAAATATTTATTTTATTTTATTTTATTTTTATTTTATTTTTTATTTTTATTCTCTAGTAAGTTGTTAAAAACCCTACATACCCTACATACCCTACACCTTCTATATTATTTTATTTATTTTAATTTTTAATAATAAATATAAAGTAAATACATCATAAAAAAAGAACAAAAAAACCGAAAGTAAGAAAACCAAATCCCCATGGTGTAGGGTATGGTGTAGGGTTCATGAGCCTACACCGCGGGCACATCCCGCCCGATTATTTAGTGATTTTTCTAATAATTATAATCTAATTAATATTATATGATTATAGTAAATAGTAAAAGTAAGAATAAAAGATTCACCGCCGTCTTCACCGATGGGTCGCGTATTGATTTCGGGTTAAAAGGGGGTTCAACTTATATTGACCACGGGGACAACATAAAAAGAATCAATTATATAAAACGTCATAAAGTAAATGAGAACTGGAATAAGATAAACGCGGGTAGTTTAAGCCGTTATGTTTTATGGGGAGACTTTAAAGACATTAATAAAAACATTCAAGATTATAAAAGACGATTCAATATAATATAAGTGTTTTGATAACATCATAATTACAAATAAGAAAATTATATGTTTTTCTAAGTCTTTTGACTTCATTTAAAATCAACTTCAACATTATAATATCTTCGGGTTGCCCAATCATTGAAAGCGCGCTTAATGTATTTTTTATTTCTTTTTGTTTATTAACTAAATTAAATCTTTTTTCTTTTAAAAATTCAAGAGTATTCATTATTATTATATTAGATTTAATATAATAAAAACGCAATCTATATCAATGTTTGTTGTCTAAGAATATCATTAAAGTTAGTATTAGTAATAGTATTATCAGTATATTCAACTTTCAATAAAAACGACATGAACCAATCAATATTATTAAAATTAATTAATCGCCCCAAATCATCAGTAACAGTAATAGTAAAAGCGCTAATACTTCTTTCTTGAACTAAATATTCTGTTTGTGTTTGGTTAGTATAATTAATTGTTGATAACTGCCCGACATTATTTTGAAGACATAGAAACACATCCGCGCTACCGTCTGAACTACTATAATTATTAGTGTTCAAAAAAGTAGAATGAAACGATAAACGAGGAATTGGTAGAAAATTTACTAAATAAGGTAGTTCAAATAACGTTCCGGTTATATCATCAGCGCCTAACCCTATTACTTTATTGATAGTTGATAATGTGGAATTAATTGTAAAACTCGATGTGTAACTGAAAGTATATTTATTATTAATTGTATTATATGTTATTAAAAAACCATTAGGAAGAACAGCCTGTAAAACAGTAATTAATGAATACGCGTTGTAATTACCTACGGGGATACTATATGAAATATTATCAATCACCAAGATATCGTTAGTATAATTAACAATATAGAATGAGTTGGGCACCTCGCAATGGTCGACCATCAAATAAACATTATTAATATGTTCGTGATGGAATGCCAAGTCCGGAAGACTAACATTAACAACACTTTTGAAACTACCATTAACAGCATTTGAAGAACTAATATTAAACATTCTAATTTTAGTTTTTATCATTATTATTATTATTATTTAGATTTAAATTTAAAGTTTCACATAATGGTTTAAAATCTTTTACAGAATCTGCAATTTCCGAGAACTGCTCTTTAACTTCATTTAGAGCATATTCAACTTCTTCCTTATTCTTACCATACTTATGAGAGGCTATAAGATACGCCATATTTTCAGGTAGTCCGATTTTAATTAAACTTTTCATTTCATTTTCAAATTTTGATTTTTCCATAACTTTATATTATAAATAGTTTAGATAAATTTATTTAATATTTTTCAATTTATTAAATTTAATAAAATCTAAATTATTATAATGAGTAGTAACGTAGTAAAGAAAACTAAAGGAATTAAACAACCACCTAAAATTGAAGAAGTAGCCCAACCAGCCCCCGAACCAGTAGTAGAAACAGAAGAGCCAATACAAGCACCTAAAAAAAAGCGTGTAGTTAGTCAAGCAACTTTGGACGCACTCAAAAAAGGAAGAGAAGCCTTAAACAAGAAATGGCAGGAAGATAAAATAAAAAATAAAGAATTAGAAGAGAAATATGCAGTAAAAAAAGCTAATAAAATTATAAAACAAAAAATGAATATAAAAAAGAAATATGATGTAGATGAAAACGATACTGAAGAAGAAGAACCAATTATAATTAAACAAGAGAAGAAGCCCAAAAAGAAACAAATTATAATGATGGCTCCAGAATCTGATTCAGAAGAAGAAATAATTTATAAACAAGCAAGAAAGCCAAG